CGCGGAGTAATCCGCGCCGATGCGAAGAGCAAGATTCAATATCCTACTCCTGCATCTATGTAACTTAAGTGTTATATAGTGCGTTTGGTGTTACTAAGCGCGGCTCGAGCAGGATGAGAATCACCCATGGTGAGCCTGTGGGACTGGCTGGGAATCGGACTTAGCATGGATATTTACTCTGTAAAGAGTAGAATAAAGCTAACTTAGGTTAGGCCGTAGCCTAAGGAGTTCGATACGAAGGTCGCTAGCAATAGCTACTGGAGCCATTGGAGACTCAATAGAAATATTGATAGCCTTTCCTTGAAGCTAAGCTATACTGCGGTTTAATCGTGGTATAGAGGCGTGTAAAGGGAGCTACTTATGGTAGTTCTGAGGCAAATAATGAACCTCAAAGGGTAACCCCATGACTGGAAGTCAAGGAGTCTCCTCGTAGTAATACGAACCCCAGATCCAACGGATCTTCCACAGTGTCTCTTGGTCCCTCACGGAGCGATAGAGCTACAGAGAGTTCCCTTCTGTAAGGAAGGGGGAACCGAATCATTTATTGTCTAAAGAGGTTTAATCTTGATAGATGGTAAGTGAGGAGGAAAATCCTTTGAGCAATCAAAGGGGGTCTCTCCGATGCTTGACGTTGCCGTTTGGCAACCAAAAATACCCCACCCGGGTAGAGCATACCAATGCGACCTGCAGCCGCCTGCTCCTAGGAGCAGAACGGGAACTGAAGGGTTAACGGGAATAACTTCCAGAAATAGAAATATTTCTTATGCGTAATATTAGATCTCTTTATCGAGCTCTAGTACCGCGTACATTAACTTGGTCCTTCTGTGTAAAAGCAGAAGCAAAACTAGCGGGACTCCTGTTAAGGGTAGTTCCGTTAGTCTTTGGGCATCTAACTCTCTCCCATGTGAAGGTTGTTTGGGGTTACGCCAAGGAGGTCGCAAAAATGTATCGAGCGATGGGCTCTCGAGGAACAGCGATTTATCTGAAAGCTTGTTATATTGTTACTCAACATATAGCAGGTGGGATGAAAGATCAAAGTCCTTGGGACCTGGGCGCAAATATTGCGAGAACTCGCTTTGGGATACCTAGAATTATCAATCGGCGACATCGTCAGTCTCTTCGGAGAGGCGATGTTGGTATTATTCGGCTTTGGTTATCCCTCTTCTCTTTATACAGAGTATTAGAGTTTAAAGGATCACTGAAGCTGAAGACGATCACTGAACCTGGGAAGAATATTTCCATGTTCATGCCGAAGTGGGAATTCTGGGTCCCTATCTTTTACGAGAAGATTCGGTTGATTACCGATGATCCGTTTAAGATGGATCTTCAAAAGGATCTTTGGCCGGGTTTTATTCCATTTATACGGAAGGCCTCACCGAATTCGGGAGGCTTCTCGGCAGTAATGTCGATTCCGTGGGATGTGGCCCTATTCGGGTCTCATCCTGGCATGCGGCAAATCCTGCTGGATTGGCTAAAGGCCGTAGATGGGTTAGAATTGATCTGGGGGGTGAAGGCTCTGTGGAAGCTAATTGGACTCAAGGCGAGTTTCGCCATGGACGAATTCCTTAAAAACGAATTCGGGTCCGAAGCGTGGAACGCAGAGTGGAGATCAGCCCGATACCTGGATAGAAATCCGGGTGCGGGTCCTTTACTCCCCGGGGAGGAGCCAGATGTTAGCCCTCTGTATTATTCGATGAAACAGGATCTGCCGACGGCAGATATGAGTCCTGAGATCCGGCAAGCAACCCTGCTTGCATGGTATATCAAATATTACTGGGGGAAACCTCTCTGGTTCGGCCGGTTAGGGTTCAAAGAAGAACCAGGCAAGATCCGGGTATTTGCCATGGTGAATATTCTCACTCAGACACTTATGGCACCTTTGCATAAGTGGATATTTCTGAGGCTGCGTAAGCTCCCGACGGACGGGACCTTTAATCAAGTCGCTCCGGTGGAGCGCTTGATAAAGAGGTTTCGAAAGGAGGGCTCTTGGGTGGCCTCTTATGATTTGTCGGCTGCAACTGATCGTCTACCTCTTGCGTTGCAAGTGAGACTGTTGGTACCGATAATGGGTGAGAAAATGGTAGTGAAATGGGCGAACCTCTTGGTTTCTCAACCATATGGTTTACCTAAGGTAGCTAAAAGTTACAACTTAGGGTTCGACCGCGTAGTCTACGCGGTCGGGCAACCAATGGGAGCGTTATCGAGTTGGGCGTTACTAGCACTAACCCATCATGCATTGGTGCAGATGGCGGCTTACGAGGTACACAAACATTCAGGATGGTTCCTGGATTACGCTATACTCGGTGACGATGTGGTCATTGCTGACCGCGCCGTTGCACGGAGATATCTTTCGATAATGAAGGAGATAGGCGTAGACATAAGCTTAGCAAAAAGCTTGGTCTCGAATACTTCTTCTTTAGAGTTTGCGAAGCGAACTTGGGTCGGAGGACGGGATGTGACACCAGTATCACTAGCAGAGATGCTAGTGGCCTTGCGCTCCTTAGGAGCGTTGGGCGAACTGGTCAACAAGAATATGAAGTTTGGAGTGATCCAGATTTCTTCCGTAGCACGTTTCTGTGGTTTCGGATTCCGAAACTTGGCGCGATTGCCAATCGTGTTGGGTGTAGGAAATCGTCTATCAGGTCTCGTCGCGTATCTCTGCCGCCCGGGCGGTGTATGGCCTATGCCTCTTGAGGCATGGTTGTTATCCGTTGCGCCGGGTGCGCAGGAGGGTAAAATTGTCGATCCAAATACTTGGACGATAGCCTCTAGCCTTTGGCGGAGGACCCTTAGTGGACTTCTGCAGTCCGTGGTGAAGTTCGAGAAACTCTTGTTCACTCTAAGTATGGCCCATTATACCGATCTAACTGTTTGGCGAAAGCCAACTCAGGGAGAGAAGTATGATCCGTCAACCGCTAGAGGAAAAGGAGCAGAGCTAAAGATTGAAAAACCTTTCTTTGCTTCTTCGGTTCAGAGCTTCTTCGGGATGGACCGAGATTCGGTCGTCTGGAATGAGTTCTTTACCGAGTGGGTTGCTCGTCCTTATACTAATGGGCTACGGAAAGCTCACGAACGTATCGACGATCGTCTGAGAGTATACGAGCCAGGGATTCTTCCCGCTTGGAATACGTTATACGACATATTCACGGAAATCGGAGCCTGTGAAGAAGGAGTAAACCTCCTTCCGACCAAGATTGGGTACACTCAACGTTTAGACGATGAGATTGCCCCATCTGCGAAGCTAATCACTTTGTGGCGACGACTACGAGTTATAGCTCGTCGAGAGCGTATTTCGAGTGTCAGCATTAGAGAGGGTTACGTGGACGCGCCGACGGCGCGAAGACGTCGACGTGGAGGTTAATCAGACCGACGCGTTAGGGACACCCAAAGTTATCTTAGAGCTTAGGCTGAGCCTAATTCTCGAAGACAAAAATGTAGTGCGTTACTAAGCGCAATCAGGCCAGATAACCCATGGACGCAAGTCT